CTAAATATGCTGATTATGTTTGTATCTTGTCAGTTCTTGCCCAAGTTGCTATAGATAATGCCAAACGAAGATATGATATAGATTTAGTTAAGGAAGTTAAAAGGATTAAGAAAGACATGAATATTAAATATAATGGCTATCCTAAATTTTGGAAACTTATCAAGTCGAAATTTAATAAGAAAAATATAAATTATGAATTAGACTGTCCAATGAACCGTTTGGACAATATTAAAATCAACGAATTTAAACCAGCGCAATCTACTTTATCTATGGATTATTTTTTTAATAAATATAAGTTAAGCGATACCAGAAGAAAGTGTAAAAGAGTTGAAAAATTTATTGAAAAATATTCTTTAGAATTATATAATTATTCACAATCTAAAGAAAATGATGATTATTTATTATTAAAGGCGGATTTTAATGATATGATAAGTGATATTCAAAAAATTTATATATCTAATAATTATTTAGGATTAATGTCGTGGTTAATTGACAGGGCATTTTGTATTACTCCTCAAACAAAAGGAACAAAAAACAGAGACGATGAAAAGAAGATGAAATCACAAAGTGAACAAAATAAATCAATATTATTAAAGGTTTTGTATAATATAAATCCTAAAGGGCTGTTAAAAATATTTGATAAAAATTGTTAAATAATGGTAAAAAGTGGCATTTTTTGACACAACAAGAAAAAAATCAATCGCTACATATATTGAAATTTCAATGTTTACAACA